CAATATATATTTAGATGACGAGTGTCACGGTTGCAAATACTACGATATTTGTCAATGCTCGCTTAAAGTTTAGAGATATCTAATAGTTATAATATCACCTTTTGTATAAAGTTTAACAGGCCCTCTTTTGGGGGGTATAAAATTAATTAAATATGAACTTTTTTTTCTTAAATTATATATAATATTTAACGGAAAACCGTCGGTTAGTATTTCTTTTTTAGAGTCGTATTTTTTCTTAAATACCACTTTAGTGTTTCTTATTATTTGTAGTATACAAGAATGACAACGAGAAATTATCGCTTTTTTTCTTGCTGCCGCTGACTGAAAATTATGCGTACCATTCTTATAAATGCTTTTATGATAATTACTTGAAGCTATTCTACATTTCTCTTTTATTGCAGGTGTTTGTAATATAAATGTTCCATTTCTTACTTGCTGTTTCATACGTTTACTGTTATTTTTAGCTGCTGCCGCGCTACAACCTCCGTCACCGCCTGCTGTCATATTATATCCATTGATATTTGTATTGTACTTTTTAATATATTGCTTTTCTATTTCATTCAGTAGTTCGAGGCCAGGCACATTTTCTTCTAACACTGCAATTAAAAAACTATCCCACCCGTGCTTACGTAAAGATCTTAATATTAAGCTTTGTTTTTTAGGGTTTTTTATATCATATTCATAAGTTTTACGTCTTATTACCCATCCGTGCTTTGCTTTACCTATATATGCTTTTTTAGTAACCTTATTATAAAGCATATAAATTATCATTTTTGCATTACTACATTCATTTACAGGTAATAGTTTAATATTAGTGTCAAGGTCCATAAATATATTTACTAAGGCGAGTTGACATTTTTATATAATATTATAATATAAGTAAATAAATGGAAAGTAACATAACATCGGTTTTTGTTGATCTGGATGAAACTTTAATACATACCCTCGGGTTCAAAACCATTGCAGGGGATGTAGAAAAGGTTAATGATCTTTGCGATAAACCTGTTACCATAACATTAGGTAAAAAAGAACACTATGTTACTGTATTAAGGCCTGGTGCAAACTTTCTATTGTTTCGTTTAAGAGAAATAGGGCACGTTTATATGCTTACAAGAGCACATAAAGATTATGCACAAGCAATGAACAAAGCCTTTAACTTTGGGTTTACTGAAGATAAGATATTTGATAGAGAGTATGTTAAGAATTGGAAATACAAAACACCTGATATTAAAATAACTACAGGTAAGAACGTTCTTATTGATGATTTAATGGTTAGAGATAATTTTGAAAAGATAGCATTCATTAAAAGATTTGGTACTGTCAAGTACATTAACGTGCCTGCGTTTTTAGGTAACAAAGAAGAAGGCTTTACACGTAGCTATATTAAAGATGTGTTAGAGGATATAATTAGTAGTTGAGTTACACATTGTTATTAGTAAATCACTACATGACTCCACATCCGGAATTAGTAAACATATTAATTAATAAAAAGTGCAAAGTTGCGTTTAAAGATCACAAAGACAAATACATGTATCTTTGGATTCGATATGACACATTAACCAGAAACAATTCAAAGCAAGGTTTAGATGCTTGGGGTAAGAGCCAATCAATATTTGACAAAATTGCATCCACAGTAAGACGTTATTACCCATTAGCTGAATTATCTTCTCAAGATGGTAGAGACTCAGTGGTTTACAAGATTGTTAACAACAATCCAACACCTTCACCTAAACCTAATTACACAGTTCCATCTACTGAAGAGATTCAAGAAGTTGCACCAAAAGCAAGCAAACGCAAGTAAACTCAATATAGGATTAGTAAATATCTTATATGGCATGCTCAAGATATGATTTATATTATGGTGGTACAGCTGGTGCGGGTAACGGCGTACTACGTGTAACTTACCGTAATTGCGGTGACCGTACACCTATGACACTTAATGTTACAGGTGGTTTATCTGGAGCGTATTATGGGCAAGTAATTGCAAGCACTGATAGCGACGTACCACATCTCACTACTACAACAGGTTATGCTTCTGCTGGTGGTGATGAAATACCAGGATTTATTTATAATATCCCAGTCGTGCCTTGGGCAAGTTATGTTATCACTAACCAAGTTAGTGCAGCTGTTGATGGTGGTTTACCATACCCAACAAACTAATATTGTTTTTTTAAAAGTTCAGGGTAATTCTATATAAAATATGGACATAACACCTATACCTTTACCGGTCCCACCCCCTGCCCCCGTAACCGCTCCGGCTCCTGCACCAGACAAATACGCAAATGTTCGACGAGTGGTTACTACTAATGAACAGAATCAACAATCTCAGCCGTTAATGCCTGGTATAGTTACGATGGCTAAGAACTTAGCTTATACTTCCGGTGCAGCCATAACTCAAGCAGTAATACATCCCCATCAACCAATTCTCTTATCTGATGAAGAATCAAACAAAAGAATGGGTGTATGTAATACATGCGAATTTCTTAATACAGAACATTATAGATGTGCAAAATGCGGATGTTATATGAAGGCTAAAGTTAAAGTAGCTGCCGCTAAGTGCCCTATAGGTAAATGGTAACTCTCTTTATTAAACCAGTTAAAGTATTATAAATATATAACAATATGGACGCACACTCACACAATCTTTTAGAAGCTTATATTTCTACAGGCGGTAATAATTATTATTACAACGCATTAACTACCGATACAAGCCCTGGTGTTTACTATAAAGTAAGTTTCACTCGTGATGTGACTTCAGCAGGTGTTGCAATTAATATTACCGATATTAAAAACCTTAACAACTATACAACACCTCCAACAGACGCTGATAGAACTTTCTTAACGAGCGAGATTAACTCGTTTTTAGGTGGCCCTATTAATGGTAACGAATGTCAAACTCTTGGTTGGGAATATGTAGGTAGCACGAATAAAAATTCTGCACAAATAGCACGTGTTACATCTTCAGTACAAGCTGCAGGTTTTAACTTCAAACCTATTTTCTATCAAGCAGGTTATTATGTGTTTGGTTGTGCTGATACAAAACAATTTTACGATCAACAAAATTAAGTTGATTTAAGTTAGTGCTCATTTAAAATATTTAAATGAGCGAACCGGTAACTAAAAACATTACAATTATAGGTGGTGGTACAGCCGGTTGGCTTACTGCTTTAACTATGTTACAAGCCGGACCACCTGACCACAAGATTGTACTTATAGAGAGTGATGAAGTAGGCATATTAGGTGCAGGGGAGGGTACAGTTCCTTTTTTTCCTACACATATGTTTAGAGTGTTAGGTTTAGACTTCTACGATTTCTATAAAAGAACAAACGCAACCTTTAAATACGGTACACGGTTTGTTAATTGGAACAATGATGGTAAGGACTATTTAAATTCGTTTACACACCCTAACAAGTTAGATCTTTTAAAGAGAATACTTGAAAGTGTTAATAAAAAGCAGCCAATAAAAGATAATTGCTTTTTTTATAAGAATCTTAAAAACACTCCATTCTCATACAACAAACAGACTGGTACATATGACATGATAATGCCATATGCGTTTCATTTTGATGCAATACTCTTAGCTGAATACCTTAAAGAGGTGGCAATAGCGCGTGGGGCTATTCGTATAGAAGGTAAAGTTAAAGCCTTTAAATCAGATAATAACGGTAACATTAATAATATTATTCTTGAGTCAGGCCAACAAGTAAAGACGAGCTTTTTATTTGATTGTACCGGTTTTAAACGAATGATTATTGGTGAGTATTATCGTTCAAACTGGATTAGCTATGCTAAGCATTTACCCGCTAAAAAAGCAATCGCATTTCAACATAAAATAGATTTAGATAATTATAACAATTGTACAGATGCTATTGCAATGAAGTATGGGTGGATGTGGAAGATACCTTTGCAGTCGCGTTATGGTAGTGGCTATGTTTTCGATTCAGATCATATCACGCCAGATGGTGCTAAAAAAGAAGTAGAGCAACTATTAGGACATGAAATCGATGTTGCTCGTACATTTAGTTTTGAAGCCGGAATGTACGGCAAGATATGCGTGAAGAATTGTATTGCTGTAGGTTTGTCGACTGGTTTTGCAGAACCGTTAGAAGCTACTTCATTGTGGGCTACGCTTATGTTATTAGAAGCTGGTATAAAACAAAACTTTAAGAACATTTTCATTAATGTTAATGATCAAAAGCCTAAAGACGCTTTAAATAATTTTTACGCAGAAATTGTAAAGCAATTTTTACCGGCTATACAAGTACATTATTTAACTAAAAGAAAAGATACACCATTCTGGAAAGATTTTAAAAAGAATAATGTAATACTTGATAGTATTACAGAATTAATTAAACGACATAAAACAATTCCATTGGAGTTAGACCCTCTAATAAATGAATCAAAAGCACCACCATTCGGTGTAGAACAATGGACAATGATATTTGAAGGTCAAGGGTTACTCAATAAAAAACTGTATCCAAGTTCTGTAGAGAAAGTAGCTTTAATGCCTCAACCAACGTGGGAAATGTTAATTAAAGATCCTAACAGAAGTTCTTTATTACCCAATAACATGTTTAACAAGACTATCAGTAAGGATTGGAAGTTTACGGGCTTTTAATTACTTGCTGGTAGCTCTATATACTCCATCCCAGCTTACAGGTAAATTAGTTTGTCTTAGCTCATTAACACGTTCAATCATTGCTTCATAGTACTTCTTAAGTTCAGAATTGTACTTCATTAATGAAGTGGCTAACTGAATTGCGTTATCCCAGTTTTGATGTCTGTAATCAGACAACATACCTTCATGCATTCTATTAATGTATGTGATTTCGTCATCACTAAACGATTGTTGTATTACAGTATAAATCTTTACACCTTCCTTTTTACCTTTAACAGCTATACAGTCTAATTCAAAGCACTGATAATCTTTTTTTACATATTCGTAAGTCTTAGGTCCAATGATTATCTTAACACCATAAGGTTTTGATTGTCCTTCTAACCTCGAGGCCAGATTAACTCCGTCGCCCAAGCAAGTGTAATCGAAACGCTGAGTACTGCCCATATTACCAACAACAACAGTGTCTGTGTTGATTCCAAGGCCCATTCCGAAAGGAGGGACGCTTTCTTGAGCAATTTCTTTATTAAACTCATCTAAATTATTTAACATTATCATCGCAGTCTTCAACGCATTTAATGCGTGCTCTTTATCATCTAACGGGGCGTTCCAGAAAGCCATTTGTGCGTCTCCTATATATTTGTCTAATGTACCGTTATTATCTAATATAGCTTTAGTCATAGCAGTCATATAACGGTTCATTATCTTTGTTAGACCTTGTACGTCTTTACCATAATGTTCTGATATAGTAGTAAAGCCTCTCACGTCAGTAAACATAATAGATAGCTCTCTACTATCACCACCTAATCTTAATAAGTCTGGATTCTCTTGTAACTTCTCTACCATTGCTGGTGATAGATAGGTACCGAATTGTTTCTTTATTTGCTGCTTTAACTTAAATTCCATTACGAATCTAAAGAATAAAGCACCTACCCACGGTAATAATACAGCTAATGTAGGCCAGGTATAATCTAAAAGATATCCGTGACTGTTAAATTGGTTTAATCCAATAAAATAAGGAACACATAGAGTTATTATAATTAGTATACCATTCAGGATATACCCCAGGCAACAAGCAGCAATAATAAGAATAATAGCAAGTATAATACCAGCTGTAAGTTCATAGAAATCAAATGTTGAAGGTCTTTGTAATCTGCTGCTATCTATCAACATTTGCAAGGTTTGAGCAGATACCTCATAACCTTGGGAAATACCAACAGGAGTAGCTACAGTATTATTTAGGCCTTCTGCAGTTAATGCAATGAATACTATTTTATCTTTACATATAGACCAATCAGTATCAGCAAATGAAACACTCTTAAAAGAGTATTTAAAGTTTATCCACACTCTACCATTACCGTCAGTAGTGATAGGTGGTGTTCCTTTTACTCTAATAGCCTGTACACCATCAGCACCTACTTTAGCTTGATATGATTCTTCACCGCCAAACAATCTTAATGCTTCTAAAGGTATAGTGGGGTAGACCTCTCCCTTTACTTTAACTACTAAAGGTAAACGTCTTGTAACAGCATCAAGTTCAGGTGTAGTTAATAACATACCAACACCTGCAGATGACTGTCCTATTTCTTTAGTAGGCCCTATAGCAGCAGGGTACGTATATAACCAATCACCTAACCCGTCACCTATTGTAGCCAAGCCTCTTGGTACTGGTTGACCCTTACCCTTTTGTGAAGCAGACTGTGCAGTAATTACTGGATATTTTTGTAAAGTACTATTAAATATAGTATCACCACCTAATCTATCTTTCTCTGAAAATAGAATAGGCATAACAACCACTTGTGCACCATTATTAAATGCTTTTTCCAAACCTTCGCTTAATACTGCTCTGGACATCGGCCACTGGCCAAACTTGTCTAACGACGCCTCGTCTATTTCTACTACGACTATATTATTACTTTCTGCTCTTTTTTGTTGTCTTTGATAGTAGTCTAATCCTTTTAATCTCAATACTTCTATCGGATACGGATCTTTAGTTCTCAGTACAACTAAACTGGCAAGGATAATGAACCCGGTAAGAAGTATTTTAAATTTATGCTTCACCAGATTATTTAGTTGCATTTTAATTAAAACGGTGCGATAATATTTACAACATGAAGAAAACACTATTATTATTAATTGTATTAATTGCAGGTGCTACAGCTGTAGCTACCTATGAAAACATAAAACATTCAAACGATGTTATTGTTACAGATGCATACTTTACTCAAAGTGCGGCTTTCACTACCAATAACAACGCTCGTGTAGAACTAACATCATTTGATGTTCCTATGTATACAAGCTATCTTAAAACGTTATCTGATAGTCAGTTACGTGACTTGTATGTAGAGTCTTCGACAGCAGATAGCAAGAACGTTGTTAATCGTAAAGCAGATACAACGTTACATATTGGGGAGTTTTCACAAGAACAGCTGCCTGAATCTACAATCGGTTTTTATCCTCGGGCATACACACCTACTACAGTACAAGCTTTCGGTACGGTATCGCCTACAGGTCGTAAACCAGCAGAAATCTATTATGCATATGGTATTAGCGGTTTAACGCAAACCGGTGCTGGTCAAACCGTAGCAGTAGTTATTCCTGCAGGTTCAGAAACGTTAGTAAACGATATGCATGTTTTCAGTCAATATTTTGGCTTACCTGACGCTAATCTTACTTTTCTTTACCCACAAGGCGTACCTACAGTGCATAGCGATAGTTGGGCTTTAGAGACTTCTTTAGATACTCAATGGATCCATGCAATTGCACCTCAGGCCAAGATTCTTGTAGTAGTATGTAATACAGCTTCTATTGCTGGTTTAGTGCAAGGTATTGATGCTGCAGTAGCTGCCGGTGCTAAAATTATTTCCTTATCGTGGGGTAGTGTAGAATGGTCTAATCAAGCAAGCTACGCCTCTCACTTCAATGTTAACGGTGTTACGTTTATTGCTGCTACTGGTGATAGTGGTTACGGTACTGCATGGCCATCAGTTGAACCAACTGTTCTTGCTGTAGGTGGTACTCAATTAGTATCTTCAGGTACTACTGGTAAAGTAGTAGAACAGGCTTGGTCATACGGTTCTGGTGGTGTAAGCAAATACTATAGTCTACCTTCTTATCAATCAGTATTGGTAAAGAGCACAATGCGTAATACACCTGACGTATCGCTTAATGCTTGTGGTTATACAATTTACTGTGGTAACTATCAAGGTGCTAAAGGCTATTTAAGCGTGAGTGGTACTTCTGCAGCAGCTCCAATTTGGGCAGGTATTACCGCATTAGGTTACTCTGGCAGAAAAGCTAATCCTTTAAGTCAACTCAATACTACACTATATAGCTCGGCTGTTACTAACTATAGTGGTTTCTATAGAGATATGACTACTGGTACACAAGTGAACGGTAAAGCTGCTGCGGTAGGTTACGATAATGACACCGGTTTAGGTGTACCTATTGTACCTGCAATTATTAGTACTATTTTATCTTCTAAATAATACATATAGAACAACTAAACAGCCGAAGCTCTTCGGCTGTTTTTTTATGGTTAAAATAGTTGATTTTTATATAGAACACCCGATAATACTTGTATGAATAGGATCTTTACGTTTCGTAATTTTGTATATGCGCTTATAGCTGTTAGTTCGGTTATAGTAGTTAGTTATATTGCATTTGGTATA